AAAAAAACATTTACCAGAGACAAAATCACTTTAAATCTAAAAGAAATGACTTTAAGTTTTGCCAAAGGCAGTTATATCACAGACATCATCGAAACTGTGATCCTGCTGTCTGAATACAGTTTAAATTTGAGCAAATCACCAGAAGAATTACCCAATGTGCCCACAGGACACAAACCGTGGTTTAGAATTGTGACAAAATGTTTTGAACTGAAAGATTCATTTGTGAAAAGAATCACAAAACAAAATCCAAAATTGTGTGTGTACAGTGTGGTTCCTTTTCCTGTGCCAGACGAATTGTTCATCGGCCCAGATCAGTATCCAGCAGGAGTTACAGAAATCAGAAACAACATTGTGAAAGGTTTCAATTACATTTACACAGGACTGAACACGGACATATTGGATTTTCAATTGGATTACAATTTTGCTTTCTATCAATCTGTGCCAGAGAAAACTAACAAAACAGCAAATTCATCTGCCGCAAATGAAGATTTCAAGGCTGAAAATAGTCCAGTAGTGATCAAATCAAAAAAATTCGAGATCAGAGGAGAGGATCCTGCATTAAAAAATTCTTCTGGTGCACTATCAGTAAGACCTCAAGATCAAATCGATGCCGCAGATGAAGGCACAGAAAATGAGTCTCCTGAATTAAAAATTGCCAGAGAGATGAACAAAAGAATTGTTAATTCCAATGTGGATCTACTGCATCTTGATATGCAGATCATAGGCGATCCTTATTTTTTACCCAGCAGTGGCATGATGAATTCTGACGAAGTTGTGCGAACATATGTGGATCCAAGGAGTTATTACACTGCTGACGGTCAAATCACAGCAACAGGACAAGCATTTGGAAATGGAAGAGGTGAATTGAATCACTTGAACAGAATGTGTTATGTGGAAGTGAACTTTCAGACACCTATCGATCTTCAACCAGACGGAAACAATTTCATATTTCCCAATAATGGATCATACAGAAATGGTTATGGAGAAAGTGTGAAACTGGGAGAATTTAGCGGACTGTACAGAGTGTACAAAATTGTGAACAGTTTCAGACAAGGTAAATTTGAACAAACTCTGACATTGATCAGAAGTGCTTCAATGGCATCAGATGCCAAAGAAGGTTCAAACGAAAATAAAGATTCAATAAAAGAAGTAAACGCCCGAAATGCATTGTATGGCGAAGGATCTGGTTTAGGCTTCTACGATGGACCATAATGGCTGTAAACAATAAAAGAAAATCATTTGCTGTGGATCCCAAAAAGGATCAAGGTCCTTTTGAAGCCATTGTGAGAAATGTGTTGGATCCCAAGTACAGTGGAGCCATTGAAGTGGAACTGCTGAAAACATTGGCATCAGGCAATTCAGAAACCACAGGACAATTCATCACAGCAAAATATTTGAGTCCTTTCTATGGCACAACTTTTGTGGGAGGAATCAACAAAAACAAAGATTTCAGAGACAGTCAACAGAGTTATGGCATGTGGTTTGTGCCACCTGACGTGGGCAACAGAGTTCTTATACAATTCATAGAAGGCAATATCAATAGAGCATATTGGATTGGCTGTGTTCCGCAAGAACTGATGAATGTGATGATTCCAGGATCAACACCTGCCATGAGCAACACCGACACCACAGATTCAGAACACCAAGAAGATCCTGCTGACGCAGACATCAGAGGCAAAAAAATGCCGGTGGGAGAACACAACAAATTAAAATTTGCAGACAAACCTGCGGACAAACCTTTACAGATCAAAAAGCCCATCAACAGACTGTTCAAAGCAGTGTTGGACAATCAAGGGTTGACAGCAGACGAAACCAGAGGGCTCACCACATCTAGTGCTAGACGTGAAGTGCCTTCTTCAGTGTTTGGCATAAACACACCTGGACCCATAGACAAAGTGTTCACACAGAATAAAGAAATTGTCACAGCCAGAATGGGTGGAACATCATTTGTGATGGATGACGGTGATGACAAATTCATAAGAAAAACTTCAGCCAAGACAGGTGCATATGAATATGTGAATGTGGAATTGGAAGACACAGTGGAAGGTGAAAAGAATATTCCCCACAACGAATTGTTCAGAATAAGAACACGCACAGGACATCAAATATTGTTACACAATTCAGAAGACCTTGTGTACATTGCCAATGCCAATGGCACAGCATGGATTGAAATGACTGCCAACGGCAAGATAGATTTCTACGCAGAAGACAGCGTGAGTGTTCACAGTAAAGGTGATTTCAACTTTAAAACAGATAGAGATTTCAACCTTCAAGCAGACAGAAACATCAATTTAAAAGCCAACACAATCAATCAAGAGTCTGAGACACACAACTTACTAAACACTGGAGCACAAACTGTGGAAGTGGGCGGTGCACAAACCATCACAGTTGGAGGCACAACCAATCATTATGCTGGTGGCAATATTAATTTAGATGTGGGAGGACTCATAAATCTTTCTAGCGGAATAGCAGTGGCTACGCCGGTGGCGCCTCTAGCGGCTTGGAGCCTTCCAGGCGAAGAAACACCAAGCATCATGAAACGTGTGCCACAGCATGAACCTTGGAGTCATCATGAAAATTTTGATCCAATGGCAGTGGCTTTAATTAAAACAGATAGAAGTGAACAGGCGGATATTGTTGTAGCAGAACCAATCAATATTCCAGACACTTTTAAAAATGCGAGGACATAATGCCAGGAGTCAGTAGAGTAACAGTGGACACAGCAGTAGGCACAATCGTTGGTAATCTAGCACCAAAAGTTATTGTGGAAGGAGTTCCTATTGTTGTTAAAGGAGCGGCAGTTGAACCTCACGCACCTTGTCCAATACCACCACACTGTGATGCTGTGATGTCAGGATCTAGTGCTAAAGTAAAAGCAAACGCAATATTCATATGTAGGGAAGGAGATGCGGCAACTTGTGGTCACACCGCTACTGGTAGTGGCAAAGTTTTTGCTGGTTAAATATCATTATGGCACATAAAAAATTATATAAAGAAGTTACAGTAAAATCGGCTCAAACAGCACAGACTCCTGTTACTCAAAGAATGTACAGAGGAATCAGCACTGTGAATCCAGACAACACAACTTTTTCTCTCAATGACATTGGTTTAATCAAACAGGATCTACTAAATCATTTTCACATATCACAAGGAGAAAAATTAGAAAATCCAGAATTCGGCACAATCATATGGGACGTGATACATGATCCTTTAACACCTGATCTAGAAGAAGCGATCAAAGATGATATTCTTAAGATCATTGAGACAGATCCAAGAATAAAAGCAGACACAGTGCTCGTAACACCATTTGACTCAGGTATACAGATTGAAGTTGAACTCACTTATGTGAAATATAATGTGTCAGAGAAACTTAGACTGACATTTGACGAAAATAATGGATTACTGAATTAAATGCCCACTTTATACAAACAAATAAATAATACTATAACAAAGGAAACCAATGTCAATCACAGATAGACAAAATAGATTACTGTTAGCAGAAGACTGGAAAAGAGTATATCAGTCTTACAAAAATGCGGAATTCAAAAGTTACGACTTTGATACTATCCGTAGAACAATGATTCAATACATAAGACAGAACTATCCAGAAGATTTCAACGATTACATTGAATCATCAGAGTATCTAGCACTGATAGATTTGGTAGCGTTCCTAGGACAAAACTTGGCTTTCAGAACAGATTTAAATGCTAGAGAAAATTTTTTAGAAACTGCTGATAGACGTGATTCAATTTTAAGATTAGCAAGACTTATCAGTTACAATCCTACTAGAAATCAATGTGCAAATGGTTTGATGAAAATCGTAGGAATAAGCACAACGGAAGATATTGTAGATAGCAATAATTTAAATTTAAGCAATCAAACAATCAGTTGGAACGATGCAAGTAACCCAAATTGGTACGAACAATTTGTAAAAGTTTTAAATGCTTCACTTGCCGAAAATGAAAAATTTGGTAGCCCAGTTAAGTCATCAAACATAGATGCTATACCAACCAGTCAATACAGAGTCAATGCTAACAACACAGATGTTCCTGTTTACTCTTTTACAAAATCTGTAAACGGACAAAGTTTACCTTTTGAAATTGTTTCAACATCGTTTGACAACGGTGCTATCATGGAAGAGGCTCCGTTAGTAGGTAGACGTTTCAGTTTACTTCATAGAGACGATGGTAAAGGCAATGCTTCAAACAATACAGGATTTTTTGTTCATTTTAGACAAGGTGTATTAGATCAAGGTAATTTTTCAGTTGATGTTCCAAGCAATAATCAATCAGTATCTATTGAGGCTAGCAATATTAACAATACAGATGTTTGGTTATATCAATTAGATGTGGACACAGGATTAGAAG